TGTTGGTCTACACCAAGACTTCTTAAATATATATGTTACAACCTAACTTGTGAAAAAGCAGGTAACCTGACTTGTTAAAGGAGAACAAACAATGAGTACTCGAGATCGTTATACAAAGATAATCGAGAGCTTAGTGAACGGAGACGAAGCATCAGCTTCAGATCTATTACATGAGGCTTTCGTTGAAAAAGCACGTGAAATCTGGAATGATATCGTCGAAGCAGATGAAATCGTTGAAGATGGCGTAGCAGAAGAAGACATTGAAGAAGCAATTCGCGGAGAAGAAGCGGATAACTTCCTAGATGACATCGAAACAGATGAAGCAGAAATTGAAGCAGAAGAGGCTTTTGGCGAAGATGATAGTGAAGCAGAAATGGATGAACTTGAAGCAGCTGATGAGCTAGGCGGAGATGAAGCACCTGATTTTGACATGGACGGCGAAACAGACGACCATGAAGAAGAGCACGGAGACATCGAAGACAAATTAGTTAGTGTAGAAGATGCACTATCTGACCTTAAGGCAGAATTTGCCAAAATCATGGGTGACGAAGAAGCACCAGCAGAAGATCCTGAGATGGATATGGAAATGCCAGAACCAGAAATGGAAGAAGAATTTGCATATGAATCAAAAGATGAAGAAGCTGACGCAGAAGAAGTCACTGAAGAAACTACAGATGAAAGTGATGCAGAAGAACTAGAAGAAGCTGCAGATCTTAAATCAGTTAGCTCACCAAGTAATACAGGCGGCGACGATGGTAAAGCATCACCAGTTGCAGGTAAAAATGACATGGGTGGCACAACAGTTGACATGACTAAATCAAGCAAAGGCTCTGACAAAGGTTTATCAGACAAATCAGCAAAAGATATGGGCGTTACACACCCAGGCGATGGTGCTAAACTATCACCTGAGACACGCGGCCATGGCGCTGAGAAAAAAGGTAAAACTGCGTAATGTTTACACTTAAAGAACACCTTACATTTGACCAAGCTAAAATCGTAACCGAGGCCGTGGATAACGGCAAAGGCGGTAAGAGCTTGTATATGGAAGGGATCTTTGTACAAGGTGCAAAACAAAACCAGAACCAAAGAATTTATCCCGTCAGTGAAATTACCAAGGCTGTTAATTCAGTTCAAGGTAAGATTGACGAGGGTTTTACAGTATTAGGCGAAGCTGACCACCCAGATGACTTACAAGTTAATTTGGACCGAGTGTCACATATGATTGAACGTATGTGGATGCAAGGTAGCGATGGTTATGGAAGACTAAAATTGTTGCCAACTCCAATGGGAAATATTTGTATTACCTTATTAGAGAATGGCGTTAAACTTGGTGTATCATCACGTGGCAGTGGTAATGTAACTGAGAGTGGAAATGTAAGTGACTTTGAAATCCAAACGGTTGACATAGTTGCAAACCCATCGGCTCCCGATGCGTATCCAGATCCACTTTATGAACAAATTATGAATGGCAAAAGAGGTAATATTTTACTCGACGTTGCCGCCGCTAACACTAAAGATGATGCAGCACAAAAATACCTCCAGGAAGAGGTATTGAAGTTCATTGAATCACTAGATATTAGGAGAAAGTAATGGCTCATGCAATAGAACAACTCCTAAGTTCAGAAGTCCTAAGTGAGGAAGTGCGTTCAACACTTTCAGAAGCGTGGAATGAAAAACTAGCAGAAACTCGTGAAGAGATTACAACTGAATTACGCGAAGAATTCGCTAATCGTTATGAAACAGATAAAGAGCAAATGGTGTCCGCACTAGATAGCATGTTATCTGAGACAATTAAAGGCGAATTAGAAGAATTCCAAGCAGATAAACAAAAAGCAGTTGCAGCTCAAGTAGAGTATAAGCAAAAAATTTCAGAACATGCTGAATTACTTGATGGTTTTGTAATGGAAACTCTTAAAAAAGAGGTTACAGAACTACGCGAAGACAGACAGTTACAAGAAGGAAACTTTGGAAAACTAGAAGACTTTGTTATGGAACAACTTACTTCGGAACTTAACGAATTCCACCAAGACAAGAAAGACCTTATTGAACAAAAGGTAAAACTTGTCGCAGAAGGTAAAGATATGATCGCTAAAGCAAAAGCAGACTTTATTGACAAATCTTCAGGCAAACTAGCGTCAATTGTAGAATCTACAATTAAAACGGAACTAGGTATGCTTAAAGAGGATATAAAATCCGCTAAAGAGAACATGTTCGGCCGCAAAATATTCGAAACATTTGCAGCAGAATTTATGGGCTCACACCTTGCAGAAGGCACGCACATTTCTAAACTTTCAACAGAACTTTTAGACGTGAGAACTCAATTAGAGGAATCACAAAAAGAGATCAATGATAAAGAGGCACAAGTAGTAGTAGCAAATAAAGAAGTTGCTAAAATTACTGAAAGTCGTGCTCGTGAATCAGCTATGGCTGATCTATTAGCGCCTTTATCAAAAGACAAACGTAAGCTAATGACAAACTTACTTGAATCAGTTAACACTGCGAAATTAAAGGTAGCATTTAATAAATATCTACCTACAGTATTAAACGAATCAGTAACTACAGCAAAAGCAAACACAACACAGCTAAATGAGACTCAGAAGACTGAGATCACAGGTAATAAAGCAGCATCATCTACGCAAGACACTAGCAATGAAGCGGAAATTATTAACCTCAAAAAATTAGCAGGTATCAATTAAATTAAGGAGTATACCATGTCACAAAACTTATTTGAAAATTGGGGTGTAACTAAAGACGCTCTAACTGACGGTTTAGACGGCAATAAAAAAGTTGTAATGGAATCAGTTCTTGAGAATACTAAGAACTATCTTTCAGAATCAGCAGCAGCCGGATCAACTATGTCAGGTAACATCGCAACACTAAACAAGGTAATCTTACCAGTAATCAGACGTGTAATGCCGACTGTTATTGCTAACGAACTTGTTGGTGTTCAACCAATGACTGGTCCAGTAGGACAAATCCACACTTTGCGTATCCGTTATTCACAAGCAGCAGCAGGCGTTGCCGCTGGTGATGAAGCATTGAGCCCATTTGCAATTGCAAAAGGTTACTCAGGCGATGCAGCAACTGGTGGCCCTTCTTCAACAAGCTCATTAGAAGCTGAAGCAGGACGCAAAATGTCAATTCAAGTGTTGAAACAAACAGTTGAAGCTAAAACACGTAAATTATCAGCACGTTGGACTTTTGAAGCGGCGCAAGACGCTAATTCAATGCACGGTCTAGACGTAGAAGCAGAAATCATGCAAGCACTTGCACAAGAAATTACTGCTGAAATTGATCAAGAAGTTCTTACTTCTTTACGCACACTAGCTGGCACAGCCACTGACACATATGACCAAGCAGCAGTATCTGGACAAGCAACTTTCGTTGGTGACCAGCATGCCGCATTAGCAGTTCTTATTAACAGATCAGCTAACTTGATCGCAGCAAGAACACGTAGAGGCGCAGGTAACTACGTAGTTGTTTCACCAACTATGTTAACTGTTCTACAGAGTGCGACTACATCAGCGTTCGCAAGAACAACTGAAGGTCCATTTGAAGCACCAACTAACACTAAATTTGTTGGAACTTTAAATAACACTGTTCGTGTATTTGTTGATCAATATGCATCAGACACAACACCAGTATTAGTTGGTTATAAAGGCGAAGGCGAAATTGACGCTGCAGCTTTCTATTGCCCATACATCCCGTTGATGTCATCAGGCACTGTGCTTGACCCGGCAACTTTCGAGCCAACTGTGTCATTCATGACACGTTATGGTTATGTAGAGCTAAACAACCAAGCTTCATCACTTGGTAACGCAGCTGACTACTTAGCGAAAATTGACGTTAATGCAGGTAACCTATCATTTAAGTAATTTTTTACTTAAAGAAGATATATTTAAAACAGGCTCTAAGGAGCCTGTTTTTTAACGAAACAAAGTTAAAAAAAAATAGTCAACAAAAAGGTTGACACGATTTACATATTCGTGTATAATTAGAAGTTATATTTGGTTATTAATTTAATCAATAGATAGAAGCTGACTAAGAAGTTAGTATTTTAAAGGGAAAAATTATGAAGACAACAGTAAGCATTTTGGCTATTCTGTTTGCAACATCAGTTGCAGCACAAGCCGACACAACAGCACACACTCACCCAGCACCGACATCACCAGTAAGTGCTTCAATTGAGTTTGACGTAACAAAAAACACAGCAGACAAGTATGTTGGTAAAACAACACTTGGCTTTGAGCTTGAAGGAACAGGACCAGCATTTGGCGGTATTGAACTTAAAGCAATTGATGGAACAATTTCTATAGGAGATTGGAACATTGGCACAGCAGTTGCAGGCGCAACAGTATCACTAGGTAAACAAGGCGACTTGTTTCCAAGTGCAGGATTAGAAACAGTAGGTTCAACTACTCTTGCTAACCCAACTGTTAACGAATCAGTAATAGTTACAATGGGCAACTTATCAGCAATGGCTGGTTTTGACGGCTTAAAAACTGACGTAACTGATCTTGACAACGTACAGATTGCATATGACATTGAACTTGGAGCAATTGCTTCAACTGTAGCAGTAGATTATAACACTGACACAGAAGCTAAAGCATATGCACTTAGCTCAGAGTTGGATCTTACAACAGAATTGTCAATTGGTGGCACAGGTACATATGCAGCAGATACATTAGCATATGAAGTAAATGCAAATGCAGGCGCAATTACTGTGTTTATGGACGGTGATGAAAATAACACAGTTCAGCACATCGGTGCTGGTGTTACAAGTACACTTGGTGGACTAGATCTTTACGCAGAAGCATCATATGATGTAGATGCTAAGACAACATCTCCAGCAGTTGGACTATCATTTAAATTTTAAATTAAAATTAATTTAAAACGAAAAGGGCCCTTAGTGGGCCCTTTTCAATGAAGTTTAAGTAATAACTTAATCGGCATAAATACATATTGTAAAGAGAACATTAAGGAAGAATAACGTATGGCATCAACTATAAAACCAGACAACGGTCAGTTAATTATTAAAAGTATAAAAGATTTAGATCTAAATGCTTTAAGCAGTGCTGACGCCTCACTACACGTTCAGGGTGGCGGCTGTGTTGGCGGAAATTTATATGTAGCGGGTACGTTAGTAGCAAACGGTGATGTAATCACATTAGGAAACGCAAGTGGATCTGTTACATTTAATGCAAATGTAGACAGTGACGTAGTACCAAGTACTACTGCAACTTACGATTTGGGTGATGCAACTAAAGTTTGGAAACAATTACATATTCAATCAGTAAACATATCTCCAAAAGTAGAAACAACAGCAATTACAGCAGATGTAACTTTATCAGCAATTGATGCATCAACTAGCGTTGCTCTTAGTTTAGC